CTTCAGCAGGAGAAGTTCGGTAACAACAGTCTGAGTCGTGAAGAGGGTGGGAGTTCCAGTACCCTCGTAGTCAGCAAAGGACTTGACAAACGCGTCGACCAGATCCTCACCGACAACCTTCTTATCGAGGATGACCTTAATGGAGTAGAGCTCGTCGTCCTTCCAGATAGGACGGATGTTCTCCTCGTTGATCTTGTCCTGGGAAGAGATGTCGCGACCGTCGCCGATCAGAGCCGCACGAGCGAGCTCCTCGTCAAGCATGAGACGCATCTCCTTCTTGACCCAGGCGATAACGTTCAGGTCGGTGATATCGATAAGGTCATCACGATCGAACTTCTGCTTCTTGTAGATGGTGGTAGGCGTCGTCACTCGCTTGAGGAGCTTGAACACCTCCTCCTTCTTCTTATTGCCCTTGACATAACCAAGAGCACGAGCCTTGTCATCGGTGATGTCCGCGTGAATGGACTTGATCCGGGAGAACGGCGAGTGCTTGGCATCGTCAAGAACCTTGGCGACCCAATCGGTCCGACGCTTGATGAAGGTGGGCTCATCGGTGACTGCCCGAGCGTCGGGGAACAGGATATCGATGTTGTCGATACCATAGGTTCCCGCGTGGGCAAGGAACGCGTCCTTGAAGGAGCTAAGGTTGTGAGACCGAGCATCGTTCAGAGCATCCTCAACCGCGGAGTGAGCGAGAGCATACTCGTTGTCGGTACCAGTCATGGTCTTCTCGTTCTCGAAGATGTTGGAGTGCATAGCCTCGTCTTCCTCGTTGTCGTTGTCGTTGTCATCGCTGTCATTGTCGGCAGCGTCCTCAAGGGCCTGACCAATCACATAGTAGACAGCATCCTTCTGCTTGTCTGTGAGGGTCTCGAGGACATCGGCCACAGTCTCTTCGGAATCAGCCACTTCGTTCTCCTTGGAGTTATTCTCTTCCGGCTCATCTCCGTGACTCAGAGAAAGGCCTGTATGGATAATAGCTTCGTCGAGTTCCTCAACGGACCCGTCCGAATGTTGAAGGGATACATTGTCAATTCGAGCTCCGGGATTGGCGCCGGAAAGGACAAGACTCACTTCGACGATGTTTCCATGTAGAACGTCTCCGCCTCGCTGGGTCAGCTTGTTAGCGAAGATCGACAGACTGGTAACATCGCCATGCTCCACGAGCTCCTTCGCAGTTACGGCATACTCGCTCTTGTTGAACTTGCCGTAGCAGTATACGCCGTCCTTGCGGTTCTCGAGCTTAGCGTGTCCGAGAACATTGTCGGGCGAATCGTGGCCGTGCTGCCAAACGAGCGGGACGACTCCGCCATCGTTATCGACGAATGCGTCGGAACGGATAGTTCGCCCATCAGAGCAGCGCAGGTCGTTTCGAGTAGCGTAGCCACTAAAGTCGAAGTCGTGCTTCGAAACTCCCATTTTGACTACTCCTCCTGTTCATCGTAGTATGTCGGATCAGTATACTCTGGATAGCTGTTGCCTCCATACGAGTCGAGCTGATTGACGTTGGGATTGCCGAGCTGGTCGGCGATAGGCTCGTCCGACTGCGGGAATCCAAACACTGGACGCAGTTCATTACCGGTCAGAACCTGGTTACGAATTAGAATGTCGGCGACATTCGCAAGTCCAGTGATCGTAGTGTTACGGAACACGTCTCGCTGATAGATTACCCGCTGTCCCTGAGTCCGAGCCGTCTTAGTCAGGAACGTTCGGTTCATCGAATCCGCGATGGCGGCAACGATTGGCTCGACACAGCGATTCCAATAGTTGAGCATCATCTCTTCGGTCGCCTTGCCCTGGAAGACGTCCGCCGGCATTCCGAGCCGATTGTAAAGCTCCTCGTTAAGGAACTTAATCTGATCCAGAAGATTATTCTCGGCGGGACGATTAAGCTGAGTAATCTTCTCAGTGCCGTCGGTGTAAACGATGCCATGAGGAGAGTTATTCAACTGCTCATCGATCATCGCTTGACGTTTCTTCGCCTGTTCCTGACGAGCTTCAGACTTGATGACGTAGGGCAGCTGGATGATGAGATCCAACTTACCCTTCCCGGCGGCTTCGTCGATCGAATCCAGGATCGAGAGCTTTCGCTGAAGTCTCGAGATTGTCGAGTTAGGCCCGTTCATAACGTCAGCCATAGGATTCTCGATGATCGCAACGGACTTCTTAGGCATGAGAATCTCATGCTTCTGTCCGTCTTCGTCGTTGTATACCTCGACGGTTACATGCCGAGGCCGCCAATCAACAACGCGACCAACCCGCATAGATCGAATGTCGAAAGACTCGGTTTCCCGAGGATTCAACGTGGTGTCGACCGGGACTAGAGCAACTGCACCCTCATCGAAGAGACTGAGGACCATACTTTGGATGAATGGTCGAATCGTCTGATCGAGATTAGGAGCAACGCTAAGACATTCATTCAAGTCAGATCGCATCTCTTCTTTAAATCTACCATTTTGATCGACTCGAACATGGCGGAAGTTTACAGAAGAGACATCAATCGCAATCTGGTTATAGATCGTCTTGATTAGTGATTTGTCGTTCGGAAGAAGCCGCCTAGTTACCGAAGACGGTCGCATGGTGGTTACCGGTCCAGAGGTCCAGTATTCCTTAGGGTTCTCCCGGCCCGTGAATGCGTTCCAGGCATGGGCTAACCTGGTGCCGAAGGTATCAGCCAATTCGTTTAGCCCTCCTCTGGTTATCGAAATGCTTTGAGATTCTTCTGGGACTCGTTAATGTCCCAAGCAGACAGTGCCTTACGCCCTACTTCCCGAACAGAACCATCAGGGTCCAACGCCACAATCGGAGATTTACTAACGCCTTTAGCATCGTTAAAGTCTTGAAGGGCGTTGTAACCGCGATTCTTGACTTCATTGATGTATGTGTCATTGAAATGGTTCTTCAGAAATTGAGCAGCCAAGAACTTAGTATACACATCGTTCGTAGCAACCTGCGGATAATACATCGAATTGATGTATTCCTTCCCGAGAATCGCTTGTTTCTTTCGACCGACATACATAACGGGTTCGTTCATGACCTTGTTAAAGATCTCATATGACTCTTTCGCCGAAGGAGCTTTTAGATCTTTAGTGGTCTTGTATGTAGACTCAACCCATTTTTTACTATACTTCTTTAGGCCGACACCCTCACGCATCGAAGGCATGATGCCACGATACTGAGCAGCATCTACATTGTTAGTGCTGAAGTATGAATGGTCGCCAAGCTTCTTGCCTTCTTTACCCCTATGGGTTCTGTATAGAGTACTCCCAGCCTTTAGCTTCACCGCTTTAGAGCTTTTAGTGTCGACCACTTTCTCGACATCTTGAATACGTTGGGCTACTTTAACATATCCCGCCATTGCTCCTTGTCGATGAGCTTTATCTTTATCTTTGCGAACACCCCATCTCATACCTTTAACGCCATGGTGCGAAAGGTAATCAATCATTCGAACGCCTCCTTGTTAAGCTTAAACGCCACAAAGGCGTCAAGCATCGCGGCCACGGAGTCGATCTTGGCGTCACGACGCTTCTTGAGAAGCTTACGGTTTCCATTGGTGTCTTCGAGAGTGATGCAATTACCCATCGTGAACTGCATGAGAACTTCGTCGAATAAGAGACAACGCTCTTCGGAAAGTTTCTTCAGCTCTCCTAACGGAACGGACTCCGTCTTGGCTCCCTGAATAACTTTCTCGATACCGTAAGGACCGTTCTCCTTCTCCCAGCGGTCTACGAACTCTCTCGCGTTGTACGGGTCGAACCCGAACGTCCGAACATCGTAACGAGAATCATCGATGAAACGATCCAGATCATCGTACACCTCCATCATATCTAGAATGGAGCATTCGAGAACCTGTAGCGAACCCTCCTCGATAAATTCGTCGTACTTCCGTCTCATAGCCGTTGGAAGTTTAGCAAGTGTGAGACTCGAGATGTAGCATCGAGTCTTCACGCCGAACTCGCCTCGACCCAGAGGAAACAGGAAGGTGAATGCGCAGAAGTCGTCTCCCTGAGAAAGGTCCGCACCCATCGAACACGGAAGTCCCCAGAAATCTCGACGACGGTGAGGTAACGTTTCCTCGTACGTGAAGAAATACGTATACCCTTCCATCGGGATTCCGAAACGCTTAGCCAGAATATCGTTACGAGCCA